CAGTATTAGTGTTGGAGACAACTGAGGCTCCTAGAGTACCAGCGGACAACGTAGCACCAGTAAATGAGAAGTTTGTCAACGTTTCTGTAGTGGCGGTTGAACCACCGGCGTTGGTATCTGTTGCGGTCAATACCAGGGTAGTAGCAGTTTTAGTACCAGCAGTTACTAATGGGTTACGTTTTGTATTTTGTGAGTAGATTGTCCCTGAGGCACCTGACACAACGGTGCCGTTTACAGCATCTTTGATGTTATCTAGGGTGTTAGTAGCGCCAGCACCAATTAAGATTTCGTTTGGTACGGCCGGAGACGACAAAGCGGTTTTAAAGGTATATGTTACGCCTCCGATTGTCATGGTCTCGTTGTTGTTAGCCACATCCGTGGAAGTCAGGGTTGTAGTTGGGGCCGTGCCAGTAATAGCAGCAGCCGTTTGGTTCTTTTCAAGATAAAGAACTTTTTGCTCTAATTTGGAGTCGTTCGCGATTGTACTTGGGTCAAATCCCATAGCGTATGCTCTTAAGTTTAGTTCGTGTCGTGATGGCATAATAGCCTTTCTTTTTAAATTGTTTATTTCTAAGAGAGAGAGGACTTTCCTTGATACTTGGACATACCCCTTAGGCAACCCCTTAGGCAACCCCTTAGGCAACCCCTTAGGTAAGCTTTTCTCTGCCTAGATGCTATAATTTTACCACAATGCGTCAAAACGTGATACTATTTAGTCAAACAAAACATCTCAAAAAATACAACGTTATTTAATAAAATGAGGGTAATAATGGCAAAAGAACCAACCGCAAAACAACTTGCTGCCCGTCAAGCAGCCAGTGAGCGCATGAAAGCTATGCATGCACAAAAAAAAGCTGACAAATTAGCACAAATTGGTGCTACCTTAGCACAAATTGGTGCTACCAATGAGGCAATCGTAGCAGCACCGCCGGCACCAGAATCGGCACCAGAGCAACCACCAGAACCACCACCAGAGCAACCAGTTCATCAATCGGCGCAACAGTCCACACAGGCACCAGCCCAAGGAGTAACCCTAACCCAAGAGCAGTTCCAGATGATGTTAGACCGTTTGGCTAACCGTCCTGAATATCAAGCTTCACCAGAAGTTATTGAAAAACAATTCGGGCAGGTACCAAGACTTAATAGCCAAGGAGGTGTTGTTGGTGTTGTTGAGCGTTTTCCTATAGACCCTCAACACTATAATAACCCTGTTGAAAAGCTTTATGATGCTCCGGCGTTAAGCCGGTTTGCCCTAAGATTAAACTATGTTATTGAATGGAGCGTAACTCCTACTAAATATCAAACAGCAATGGGGACATGGTATATCGAGCCACGGTTTGAACTAACCCTTAAGAGAAAACAGCTGGATGATGACGGCAATGAAGTCGTTAAACACGACGGTAACGGGAAACCCTATCATCCCAGAATCGTTCTTGGGCGTGGCTCATTCTTTAATGACCCACCGGCTGATATTATGGAAGCTGAGCAGGCCGGGTTGACGTTAGCAAATGTTGAAACACCGGAGGGTCAGGAAAATATGCGGATGTACCGTTATCTTTTCTGGCTAACCGAGCGTTTAATACCTAAAAAACCCCAAATGACAACCCAGAAGAGACGTGAAGAGGTTATTGCTGGGAGAGTTTACGAAATAGATGAATATTCAAATCCGTACGAGGGGTAAATGTCTAAGCCCTACCAGCCATTTAAATCGCAAATAGCTGCTCATAGGGCTTTTTTGATTGATAATTACAAGCGAGGAGTTTTGTTTTGGTCGAGACGCACCGGTAAGACTCTGTGGTCTATCCAACAACTTGTTTATTCGTGTGTTTTAAGTCAGGGGCCGCATCACATTGTTTTTAAAGAGTATCAACAGGCCGAAACAGTAGCTTGGAACCAATATTTACACACCATTCCGCAGGGGCTAATTAATAAGCTGGATAAATCAACGCTTACAATCACCTTTAATCATATCGGGACTGATGTAAATGGAAACGAGGCCTGGGTTAATTTTCCCGAACCAATCGGAAGGGTAAAAATTGAACATGATACGAAATCCCCGCCTTCGTCAATACGTCTTTTAGGGTCGGATAAAGCCGATTCCCACCGTGGCGGTGAATCGATGGGGATGATTTTTGACGAATACCAAGACCAAGACCCTGCCAATTGGGCAGCCGTTTACTCGCCGTTTTTCGCAACCACAGAGGGCTGGGCGGCTTTCATGGGAACAGCCAAGGATATAGACCATTGGAACGAGATGCTGGATTATGCTCAAAAAAGTAAAAGGTGGTATTATTCAAAGGCATTATGGCGTGAAAATCCTAATATTAAACCGGAATGGATTGCAGAAGAACGAAAAGAAGCTGAAGAAAAAGGTACTTTAGGTATATTTTTACAGGAATATGAACTAATGCCATTTAACGTTCAAGGTGTTGTTTATCCGATGTTTAACAAAGAAATACATGTTGTTAAACCCGATGAGGTGCCTGATAAAGGGACTGATTATATCGCTCTGGACTTTGGTTTTGCTGAAGGGCACCCTATGGCAGCTTGCTTTGTACGAATTACCCATGATGATGTGTGGTATGTCTACGATGAAATTCACGGTACCGGGATTCAGTTGGATGACGCTATGTCTACCATTCGAGCTAAAATGGGCGATAGACGAATTACCGCTATTATTGCGGACTCCGCTCGCCCAGACCTTATTGACTATATGCAATCTAAGGGTTTGCCGGTCGTACCGAGTCCGAAGAAACAACAGAGTATTATATCTGGAATCCCGCTGGTTGCTCAAGCTCTTAAGCCAAAGATACAAGTTATTGGCAACCCTAAGCCGAACTTATATTTTTCAAGTACTTGTTCGGGCAGTATTTATGATTTTACACATTACAAATACAAAGAAATAAAAAAGAACCGCCCGCCGAGTGAATTACCAGAAAAGAAAAATGATGACTCTTGCGACGCTATTCGTTACTTGAAACTATTTTTCAAATTCGGTCAGATGCAAGAAAAAACTAAAATCAATCCTGGGATAAAATTTAATGAATATGGTTTATTGGTCTAGTAAGTTGTACAATTTAAATAAATAAGGAGAACAAATATGGATTACGAAAAGACAAAATCTAAGAAAATGTTATCGGGTAAACAATACGAATACGAAAAAGATTACCGTTCCGATTTGGAAATGCATGATAGGTTTATTACAGAGTGGGATGCTCATGAGGCAATGCTCATCTCAAAGACTTATGATGCCGTAAGTCGTCAAACCAAAAATGGAATCACCGACAGTGAAGCCGCCACTATGATTATTGAACGTTCTGCGCGTGTGGTGGGGCAGCTGCCCGATGGTGAAACTACGGCTGCCGGTAAAAAAGACAGGGGTAAAGCTCTGTTTATGGACATTATTAGGCAGAAATGGATTTACCCAAACGCCAACGCTCAACGACCTTTTTTAGATAAAATACGCCTTTGGGAGATGTACAGCGGCGTATACGGTTTGATGCCCATGTATTATGACTGGGACGTTTCCCCGTCGGGGTATATTGGGCCGAACTGCTGGTTATGGAATCCACGCAATTTTATCCCTCAATCCGGCAGATACACTAAGGCTGACATGGATTATTGCCATGCTATCTCATGGATGAGCGAAAAGGAAATTCAGGATTTAGTAGACCGGATTCGTGAAGACGAGAATTTTTCTGAAACTTCCGGCTGGAACTTAAACAATCTTTTAACAGTTTTAGAATCTGTTAAAAACTCATCAAAGGATATGGATAATTCTCGGAATACCTATGTTGAGCGTGAACGCACCAGCTCTGCCATTAAAGGTCGGGTACAGGTTGTTACGCGTTTTGAAACCGGTGATGAAGGGAGATGGTCTACTTTCACCCCGGACTTCTCCTGTTTACAGCTTCGGGACATCCCCAATCCTCACAAGAATGGTAAGATTCCGTTTGTTATTAAGCCCGCCATACCTTTATTAGACAGCTTCTATAATCTGTCTGAAATGGCTCGAGCCAAGCCAATCCAATTTGCTAAGGATGGTTTAACTAATTTTTATTTCCAGGGCATTAAAATGAATATTTACCCACCAACCGTGGTAAATGCCCAGGGTATTTTGCGACATACGGTTTCTAACGAACCCGGCTCTATTTGGGAAGAAATTATACCTAATTCTGCCCGCAGGCTGGAAACCAGTACGGCTGGTCTGGCCACCTTCCAGGCTGCTATGGGGATGATGAATGGTGCTTTACAGAATGTATTTGGTACCACTACAACTCAAATGAACCAAGAAACGTCAAATTCTCCTCAATTTGGCAAAACTCCAGAGGCTCTTAAATATCAGCAAGGTCGTGAATCCGCACGGGATAACCAGAACCGAACCTATCTCCAGAGTGCTATTGAAGAGCTAATGGACGCATTCATGGAGTTAATTGTCAATATGGGGACAGAGCCGATTGACATTACTCTTTTTTCCGATGACATCGAAGATATTAAAAAAGCCGGTTACACGGACATCACTGAGATACTTTTGCCTAACGAGAGTCTGGAATCCGGTCGATTGATAGTAGACCCGGCTAAGCTAAAAGGTGTTGCTTACCGATTTAATATGAAGCCTGATTCAACTATGAAGTTGAACAAGCAGGAGCAGAAAAACAGCCTCTTGGAGTTCATGAGTGTGCTTGCGAAGCACCAAAATGAGTTGGACAGTATCTATAAGACCACTGGCAAAATGGTTAATTGGGAAGTGCTGTTTCAGCAATATGCTACTTTGGCCGACTTGCCTGGACTGGAAAATGTCTTTACTCAAGGTGAAAAGCCGAACGACCCATCTCAAAACCCAGCTATGCAAATTCTTGAAAGAATGAATATTACCTTTGAGAAACTTCCTCAAGGAGCTAGGGACTACTTCTTACAACTCTGGGGTGCCCCCGGAGGTGGTCAGACTACCACCGAACGGGAAGTGGATATTAAACAGCAGGAGGCTGATACTAACGCGCTGGAAGCTCAATCAAACATACTCCAAAGCCATACCCAGCAGGACAATCCAATATCGCCTCCAAAGTCAATAAATGGTATACTATTCCGTGACCCTAATGTAAGCGCCGTAGCACAAGAACTGCATGGCATGAGAGGAGCTAAGAGTGCGAGCAGTAAAGGGGTGTAAGGGTGTTTATTTAATAAGAATTGGAGGATAGTATCATAAGAGCTAATATACCAACCGATAATGACTTTTCGTCAACTCAACCAATAAGTGAGACACTGCCAGAACAGAAATTGACCAAAGAACAGAAACAATTAGCTAAAATTGGTAATTCACCAGATTGGTCAATCATCCAGAAATATCTGGACGGGCGGATTGAAGTCTACAAAAACCGTCTTTTTGGCGAAAACTTAGCCGGTCAAGATACTTCTATAATCTGCCAGCGTTTCCTAGCAGCTCAATCAGTCATCCAGGAGTTTGAATCTCTAAAGCTAGAGGTTCGGACTACTACGGAAGCTGTTAATGAAGTAAATGGCAAAAACTAAAGAACCCGAGAACTGGTATGACCGTATAGGGGTAGACCGTCCCGAGCATATTCCTTTTATGACCGAAGAAGAACTTGAAAAAAAGTTCCGCAATATTCGGGAGAGCACGATACACGGTAACTGGAAACAGCAGGGCAATTATTTGTTCTGCACTAAGTGTCCTAATCAGCACGGAGATTTTATTTCCCCCAGCTATTTGTTAAAAGGGACTGATGATAAGGGATTACCCATATTGGAGAAAATATGACTAATCCAAAAGAAAAACAGCGTGAATATAATAGGCGTTTTCGTGAGAAACACAAAGACCAATTCATGTCTGCTAGTGGAGTATATGGTAAAGAATATATAAGAGAAGCAGTTGCTAGATTTAGGGCTAATAATCCAGAGCAGAATCGGTTTACTAACAGAATGAATAAAGCAAAGCGAAGAGCTAGGCTAAACAACGCTAGAGTAGAGAAATATATTAAAAAAACCAATATTACAAATTGGGGTCTTGGTATATGTGGTATCTGCGGAGAATCGTTAGAAGGCGATTATCACATAGACCACATAATTCCTCTTTCAGGAGGGGGTGAACACTCCGCTAGTAACCTACAACTGGCGCATCCGATTTGCAATAGACAGAAATTTACTGCTATTATTATAATAAGCCGTGACGACCGTACGGCATCCAACGCTGGTCGTTAAATAAACGGGGACGACCGTCCCATGCGAAAGCAAAACGAGGGTCAGTAAAATAAGAAAAAAAGAGAGGTCAATATGGACGATGTAACCCCAACTCCACCAGCAGAGCCGGAGGAGCAAGAGGAAGAAGTAACGCCCACGGGCAAATCCGAAGTCTCAGAGGAATCCAAAGAGGAAGAGCAGGAAGAGGAGCCAGAAATAGCTCAAGACCCTGTTGAAGAACCGGAGGAGGAACCCGACCCGCCCGTCTCACGTCGTGAGAGCAAACGGATTAAACAGCTACTTGACAAACTAGACCAGCATGACGAGCGCCAGATGCAACAGCGTCAGCCGCAGCGTCAGCCATCCCGACAGATTATTCCAGAGGGAGAGTACGACCTAGACCAAGTTAATAGTATGGCTCAGGAGTATGGTCAGCAGTTATATAAACAAGCCCTAACCGAGGCTCAAGCCTATAACATTGCGAACACGTTTGCCACCCGCCTTGAAATAGACGCTCCCAAGGTAAGTAGCCGCCATCAGTTCCTAGATGAAGATTCTAAAGAGTTTAATCCAGGGGCTACCGATTTCATAAATCGGATGTACCTTAAAACGGTTGGCTATGACCAAAACACCGGTGTTGTTCAGAACCAGGACTTGCGCTACGGCGATTTTGTTGACGGTTTTATGGATGTTGTCGAACTGGTTGCTACCGGCAGAACCGCCGAAAGCACCAAGAATGTTGCCCGACAGGCAGCTCAGACAGGTGTCCGGCCAGGTGGTGTAGCGAAACCAGATTATCGAGGAGACGACCCGCGTCGTATGACTGATGACCAACTGGACGCTGCTATCAAAGCCGGTCTCGGTGCTTAAACATAGTTTTCATTAAATAAAAATTAACAGGAGAAATTAAAATGCCTGCCCCAACAACTAACTCCAATGTTACTCGTGCGATTGCCCAAACCGCGCAGTACATTCAGGAAAAATGGACTCGTGAAGTAGAGAAACCTTTTTATAGGGCTCTTCAGGCTGCTAAACTGGTTCAACGCCGTGACGGCCTAGTCGCTAATGGCGGAGACGTAATAAATGTTCCGTTTCTAGCTCAGATTGATGCTCGTGCCAAGGCTGCATCTACCGATGTAACCTACGACTCACCAGAAGGAACCCCAATTACTATTAATATTGATAAGCACTACTACTCAGCTGTGAAAATTGAAAAAATAGCTGAGGTTCAGTCTAGCTATGAACTTCGTAACATGTTCCAAGAAGCACAGGCTGAGGCAGTGGCTCGTCAGATTGATACCGATTTATTGGGTCTTTATGGTTCTGCATCTAATACCGTTACCGGTGGTGCTACAGTGGATGACGCTGACATTCTAGCAGTCGTTGCTTACTTTGATGCTGCTAATGTCCCTATGTCAGAGCGACGTGGTATCATTGGCGCTAACACTAAGAACGACTTGCTGAACGTTAATAAGTACGTTGCGTACGACCAAACCGGTAAAACCGGTAAGGCAGTTGACGGCTCTAGCGGTCTCGTTTCTGAGGTGTATGGTATGGACATGTATATGAGCCAGAACGTGCCAACCTCAACTACCGGTCGTAACCTCTTCTTCCACAAAAAGGCTATCAGTTTAGCTGAACAGCTTAAACCATCCTATATGATTGAGCCAAGCGTTGACTCAATCGCTACCAAGACCGTTCTTCATGCCATTTATGGTGTCGGTGTAGAGCGAGCCGGTTCGATGGTTCAGCTTACGCGAACGACCGCTCCATAAGGTCTGAGTGAAAGGTCTGACTGACCGCTCTAAACAAATTGAGAGGCTTTTGCCTCTCTTTTTGTTATAATCGGTATAGGAGGTTTAATGCGATTACTAAATGGATACATTCTCATTAAAGTTGACGAGGTTGATAATCAAACTAAATCCGGTCTTTGGCTACAAGATAACGTAGTGAAACTGCCTTCAACCGGTGTAGTACAACTGGTTGCTAAGGGAGTGGACGATGTAAAAAAAGGCGACAGGGTAGAGTTTTTGCGCTATGCTGCCATTGATGGGCTAGAAGAGGGTACTCGTGTTTGTAAGTTGGAACATATAGTGGGTGTCTATGCCAAGGAAAACTAGAGA